TTCTATTCTATTTTTACTATTTTATCTTTGTTTCTTATCCGTCTGCCTTTTCAACTCTTCTCTGCCCCATTTCACTAGTGCTAATATCACAATCTCACAGTAAAATATAATAATCGAAAACGATCCTGCACCATGTTATTCATCAGAAATTTCCGGTTTGCACAGATTTACCGGGAATAAACAGAAGGAGACCAGCATGAAGGGAAACCGCAAACTATTAAAAGAAGTGCTTAAAGAAATTCGCCATGATATGACCAATGAGGAGGTTCTGAATCTGCTTGCCGTCAAAGCCTTTGATCCATTCCCTTTTATCCTGCTTAATCTCGTGCTGTCCTGTGTAGCTGCGATTCAGGCACCTCTTATCATGATGAGTCAGAACCGGCAAGAAGAAAAAGATCGCCAACGTGCTGAAAATGACTATAAGGTTAATCTCAAAACTGAGATCATGATTGAAGATCTCTATACATTAACAGTAGTATGCTTTTTAGTTGTACGTAAAATGATATGCCCTAGCACCATGACTCTTTAATGACACACTAAGGCTCTTTGGCTCTTCCACGTGCTCTCCGCTCCAAAGCTCCGTTCCATTTACTCCATCATAAATCTCCAGATCGGCAAGCGGTATGGATATGTCACTGTCTTTATCACCCAGATTAAATACCGCGACATAATATCCACCCTTTGTATCTGCTGCAATCCACAATGCATGCTCTATACCATCGATTTCACGTCTCCACACCTGATGCGAATGCCGTGCATTTGCATGCATGGCAAGTATTTCAGAATTGGTTACCAGATTCATAGTGAATTCGTCAAACCCTGTCAGCTCTCCTCCCAGCATCAAAGGAGAACGCATGATACTCCAGAGTGTCAGCATGGTGATCTGCTCATCCTGTGTGAAATTCGTCCAGTTATTCACATCATATACCTGACGTATCGGTCCGACCGGAAGCATATCGGCATCCGGCCAGTGCCCTGCACCTGCATGGGTGCACCATTTTTCTGCTCTTGAAAACATATCATATAACAGTTCCCACTTATCCCAGAAATCATCGGTGATTCTCCACATATTGGAAATCTGCTTATAAAGCTCTGCCTTTTCTAAAAGAGCAGGTCCCGGCGACAGACTTAAAACCATGGGTCTTCCGCAACCATGCAATGCTTTGCTCAGCATAATCAGTTCGGATTCCTCATGTGGCAGTTCCCGTGCAATATCATCACATTTAATAAAATCCACACCCCAGGAAGCATATAATTCAAAAATACTGTTATAGTATTCCCGTGCCCCGTCTTTCTCAGGATCTACACCATACATATCCGTATTCCAGGCACAGATACTGTTTGTTTTGGCAATTTCCCGGGCATGTCTGTCACTGTTCATGATTTTCGTGTTCTGATGTACAGCCTGCCGTGGAATCCCTCTCATAATATGAATGCCGAACTTCAATCCAAGAGAATGGACATATTCTGCCAATGGTCCAAAGCCCGCACCGTTTGCTGCGGAAGGAAAACGATTTACTGCGGGAAGCAGTCTTCCATACTCATCCATTACTACATCCGCAAAAGGATGATACTCATTGGTTGCAGCATAAGGCTCATACCATTGGATATCCACCACAATATATTCCCAACCGTACTCCTTCAGATGCTCAGCCATAAATTCAGCGTTCCGTCGTACGATATCTTCTGTAACAGCCGCTCCATAACAATCCCAGCTGTTCCACCCCATAGGTGCTGTTTTCATCTTCATCTGTTTTATACCCTCTCGATATCCTGTTAATTCTGTCCGTAATATGCATCTGCACCATGCTTACGGAAATAATGCTTATCCTGTAATTCCTGCGGAGCAGGTGCTACCTGCGGATGAATCAGCTCGGTTCGATATGGGAATAACTCATATCTTCAAAGTTAATGGAAATAAACTGCATCGGACTGACACCGGACTCTGTAAGCTCCTGTTTAATCAGCTCCAGCATGACCGACTTTCAGCAGCGGCGGATACCGGTCATAACCTTGATCAGCTCCGTTCCACTTCGGTCCGCGTTGAGCAAAGGTCCACCGGACCTTTAGCGCCCTTGGAAAGTAAGACAACCGTCTCGACATTCCCCTGAACATTTATTTTATACTGCATAGCGAAAGTATGCAATAGGTTTTCAAAGTGGGGTAATGGTTTTATCCCCATAAAAAGTGGTTGACTAAATGTATTTTAGAATTTTTCTATATAAATCCCACAGCCTCGGTCCACAAAAACCACCCAAAGCACTCAACCCACGATGCTCATGAACATCTCTATCTTCAACCTCAAAGAGCCTATGGAAATCATCTCCCTCACCTACATAAACTGATTTGTCATAATTAAGAAAAGTAGACTTGCCACTAAATTGGTCACCTGTGATATCTATAATAATATATTTGTCTACCATCAGCCATGCATGAGATTGTCCGTTTCCATCCGGTTTACCCCAATATGTTCCACAAACATAATCTGTTTTGATACCTTTATCCAATAAATACTGAGCTAACAAATCACTCGTATCTCCGCAGCAAGCACGTGGAAATCTGCGATATATGCTGTCGTTATCAAACTCCCCTGCTTCCAAAGCCAAGTCAATCGCTCTTCGAAATTGGGTTGCGAACTGTTCAATTTCCTTCATCATACGCTCCTTTAACAAAACCGCTTTTGCGAAAAAGTATTCTTTCGCCAAAATGTATATCTCCCGTTCTCCAAAGCCTATCCCCTGGGGTAAACCTCCTGATATATCATCACTCTGCGGAAACAGAAACACACATCTATTTTATTCCCAAAATGGCGAAATCCTTTGATTTATTGGGCTTTTCTTGACAGAAGGCAGACTGTTTCCACATGCGGTGAAAGTTACTTCTTATACTAAATAGCGAAACCGTCACCTTTTGCGAAAAGGTTTATACCCCACTTAGGGGGATAACATTTACCCCTTCTAAATATCAACATTCCGTCACTTTATAGACATAAACAGTTTATACCATTCGCTTAAAATGCTCAGAAGTGAAGTGTAAATGTATCCCGTTAATTTTACACCGTTAAAATCATTAAAATCCAATCCTGTATCAATTGCCTCTGGATGATTCCCCGCACTCACTATAAATAAAACTCTATATTTATAACTCAGCCAATCTAACAATCGTGCCAAAGGGCTAATAATATTATAGAATTCTCTATAACGTATTCCGATTGATAGATTAATAATTCGAACATTCGAAGCCACTTGTCCAGCTTCTGGTTCGAATAATCTACGAACAGCTTCATGGATTTTGTCTACTAATAAAAAATCATCTGGAATATATTCCGTAACTTTATTATTCCAAGTCTCCGGTTTCATAATAGGACGTACATATACTTTTCTTATTTCGTCCTCAATAGTAGACATATCCTGTCCTCGTAAAATAAGTGATGCCATGGCAGTCCCATGAACACGCTCACGTACCTCATAAAAACTTTCAAATCCATCCGGGTCATCGACCATCAACATTCCTTTTAACAGAGGATGATTGGCTTGAGGAACACCATCAAACAAAGCAATAATAGGCTCCTCGATAACATTTGTTGGGACACTAAAACTATTTGAATCCGAAAAGTTATTATTATCACTTGAAAACACCGCTTGAACACATGGTTTTAGGAACATAATTGGTTCAGCTATTACAAGTGCTACTTCCTCTCTATCTATAATTTTTTGAGCATATTCACGAGGAATAGTAGCTAAAATGGCATGATACTCAATCTCTGGTATGACCGAACAACTAAGAATTTCTCCTCCCGTTTGAATAACAATATTTTTAATATTGCCTTCTACTTCTTGACGCTTTGAAATTGATGAACGGAAGAATAATTCAATTTGAACCTTTACCTTTTCCAACGATGCATCTTGCAATTCTTCTTCCCATATCTCTATTAATCCCGTATCCTCCAACCTTTCCTGAATTCCCCATTTATGCACATCATACAATGTTCTGAACAATTGCTTGAAACCAGCCATTCCTTTAGGAAACTTAAAGTTTTCATCAGCTTGATAATGATTCCATAGCGATATGATTTCATTCAATGCCACTTGATTCGTCATGATGCAAAATAATTTCGTTGTTAGTTTTTTTGAATCATCACGAGCTGCCTGACTATCCATAACATAAAAATCATCTGAATTATTCAAATTAGAATCCGATAACTCCATTAACCATTCAACTGTAGGATACTCCTCTTTCAATTTATTAACCGCTTTGTAAAAATCACGTGGATCTCCTACTGTCTCAAATACTAATGTATATTCTGGATCAACGCCTGTGGCATAATTAGTAAAATATAAATTTCCGCTATTTATTGTATTCTGAAGCACATTAAACTGAGGGGTCAATCTTGATACCTGTCGTGAATGTGATGGAAGAAAATACTTTGATGCACCACCATATCTTCTTTCCTTATCAGCAACTGTTGGAGCTGCAAACAACACTAATGGTCTTTCTGACATTACTCATCCCTCCTTATTTTTCTTCTGTCTGATATCCACAAAGGCGAAGCTGCATATTAGTAATATTTTTTGCTTTAGCACTCGGTCCATTCAAAATATATTGGCGAAAAACAGATAACGCAAACTCCTCTGCCTCCGCATAGCTTTTTCCATATAATTTTTTTGCCAAAGTACTTGGTGCAAGTCCAAAGGAAAAATTCATACGCTTTTCAAATAGCACAAACCACTTTTCTAAATTGGCTCGTGTCGGTTTTGGTAATTCCAATTTCATTTGGAATCTTCTCCAAACAGCTTGATCTAATAAAGCATCATGGTTAGTTGCTGCTATTGCAACAACATAACTTGGCAATGAATCAATTTGCAAAAGAAGTGAGCTGACGACTCTTTTTATTTCACCTGTCTCGTGCTGATCTCCTCGTTCTTTTCCAATTGTATCAAATTCATCAAAAAACAACACACATTGCCTCGTACTAGCATATTCAAATAATTTTGAGAGCCTTGATGCTGTTTCTCCCAAATATGCTCCAATAATTGTATCATATCTTACAGTAATAAGTGGCACCATAAGAGCTTCAGCAATTGCCTCCGCTAAAGATGTCTTGCCATTTCCAGGGGGACCTATAAGCAAAATTTTGTTTCTTGGTTCCAACCCATAAGATCTAAGCAAATCCGCCCTCATCTGTTCTTCAATAATCGCTCTACATGTTTCAACAACATTATCCGGAAGTAATAGCTGCTCTAATCTTTTTTCTGGCATTTTTTCTTCAAATAAATGCTTTGGAATACTATTAATACTGTTTATAGTGTGCATATTCGTATTCCTCGGAGTAGGAATTGTCTGTTCTGGATTTTCCTTTAGAAGCTGCTCTATTTTATTCGCTAATATCTCATGTTGTTTTGTTCGTTCTTCGGCACAAATTGCTTGCGTTGCTCTACGGAAAGTCATATCATCTTTTCGCAATCCTGCCTTAATTAATTCGCATAGTAAATCTGCTCTGGCCATTTTACATCCTCCAATCGAGTTTTATAAATAAACAAGAAAATCGTCAAAGCTTTTTCAATTCATTAACATCAATAAAATTGCTTTCACAAAATTCATAAAAAGAATTTTTAGCTAGTTGACTCGGTTCATTTCTTGAATTTTCCCACCTATTAATGGTAGCAAAACTTACTCCCAGAGCATTCGCTAATTTTTTCTGACTCATTTCTAATTGTATTCTTACATTTTTAACCTGATTCGCAAACATACAATCCTCCTATTATCACACTATACAATATATAACATTTGTTATACTTAAGTCAATAGATATAGACATATTCACTTGTTTTTTTGCCCAAATCACCATTTTGACATTACGTTCAAACATTTTATTCATTTTTTGCAAGAAAAAAGCCGATCAGGAATCATAACTCCCAATCGGCATCTTTTCTTACTCCTCTTCATTTTTACATTCAATCTCCGTTCCATCCAGGAACACCACCAACAATGTTCCGTCCTCAAAGACCTTGATGTGGTCCAGCGTTTTCAGCATGAAGTCCGTATCCATCTTCGTAAGAGGTTCTGCACCATCGGTGTATTCTATGAACTTCTCTGCCCGATAACCTTCCAATAGGTTCTCGCTCTGAAGCTGCTCCGTCCACTGCTCCATTAAATCCTCTCTGTTCTCCACCAGTGCGTTCCAAGCCATCAGATAAGCCTTTACCAGCGTTTCTTCTTCTACGTGGCGGTTGGTACATCCCATGACTCCTTTAACCTTATAGCGTTCACTGCATTGCCATACCTTACGGTCAACGCCCGTGCTGCTCCGCCAGCCTTTCCGTGCAAACACCTTATTACAGTCTCCGCAAATTATCTTGGATGCAAATGGATTGCTTTCTGGCCGGTGGGAATAGGAGTTTGTCCCATGCTCCTCCAGATACTTCTTCCTGCGTTTTATTTCAAGCTGTACACATTCCCATATCCGCTTTGAAATGATGGCATCATGGTCATCCTCCACATAAAACATCTGGATTTCCCCTTTGTTCTGTGTACGTTTCTTGGTGAGGAAATCCACCGTATAACTTTTCTGCAGCAAGGCATCACCCTTGTATTTTTCATTTTCCAACATACTCATTAAGGTTGTGGACTGCCACTTCGTACCGCCATCCCAGTTTTTCACACCTTCCCGTTCAAAAATCCTCTTGATGTAATCGGTTGTTTTTCCGTCCAGGAATTCCTGATACAGCCGAACCACAATCGGTTCCTGCGTCCTGTTGATTACCAGCTTCCCCGTTTCATCCGTATCGTAGCCAAGAAAACGCTTTGTACTCATTTTGTGTTTTCCTGTTTCAAACCTTCTGCGGATTCCCCATGTGCAGTTCTCTGAAATGGATCGGCTCTCATCCTGTGCCAGTGAGGAAAGAATGATAAGCAACACTTCACCCTTTGCATCGAGAGTATTGATATTTTCCTTTTCAAAAATAATCCCTATCCCCAAATCTTTCAACTCTCGCACATAGTTCAAACAATCCAGCGTATTTCTTGCAAATCGGGAAATGGACTTAGTAATAATCATGTCTATTTTCCCCGCCCTGCAATCAGCAATCATACGATTGAATTCATCTCTCTTTTTGGTGTTGGTTCCTGAAATACCTTCATCCGCATAAGTTCCTGCATATTCATAGAGAGGATTTTCGCTGATATAATTTGTGTAATAATTGACCTGATTCTCATAACTTAATAACTGTTCTTCTTGGTCGGTTGACACTCTGCAGTACGCTGCCATCCTCAACTTCTGCACTGCCTGTGCTGTTCCTGATTCCGCAGTCGAAATCTGCTTTACTGGTATAACTGTAATACTTCTTGCCATTTCGAATCACCTCCTCAACTACTGTCTGTTCCGCAATATTTAATCCCTGCAGTTCTGCATCATCAATTCGTATCCCTTTACACGCCTTGACTCCCTTTTCAATGTAGGTGCTGCAGAGCCATTGGATTTTCTTGTTGTAAACCTGTCTGCGACGGAGCGTTTTTCCGCAGTAAGAGCAAATCAGCATTCCGCTTAAGGAATAGCGGTTCTGGAACTTCATTGTGCTGTCCTGTCCGATATTCCTGTCACGCTTTCTCTGTTCCCTGACTTCCTGCACCTTTTCCCATACCTCAGGCGTTATGTGGTTCTCCGAAATGTAATAACTCTGCACTTCCCCGTTGTTTTTCCTTGTATGGTTTCTTTTGTTTTCAGGGGTGTAATACTTCTGCAGATGAAAATCCCCTTTGTACTTTTCATTGCAAAGCATCCCATTGATGGTCCCGCTCTCCCATGTTGTTCCCGTCACCGTTTTCACGCCCAAGTAATCAAGCAGCTCCCCAATCCTTGACGAGCCGACATTCATCAGATAAAGGTCGAAAGTCAGACTGACAATTTCCGCTTCCTTTCGGTTCACAATCAAATCTCCATATTCATTTTTGTCATAACCGAGGAAGCGAGAGGTGGTAATCATCACTTCCCCTCTCTCAAACTTCTTCCGAATGGACCATTTATTGTTTTCACTCATGGCACATATAAAAGCACCAGAGCCAGCGGGGCCACTGCTCCGCCGGTTCAGATAAGGAGGAAACCATGAACGGGATTACTAAACAGACGCGCCGCCAAAGTTACGACGGCATACGAACACGCAGCGGCGAGCGCTGCAAGCTAATACTGGAAACCCTCGGAAACCGGTCAATGACCGTGGAAGAAATCACCGACGAGCTGGTGGCTGCTGGCCACCTGAAATACTACGACCGCAACTTCGTGGCGCCGAGACTCACAGAGCTGAAAGGCGCCGGAGTTCTGGAAGTCGTCGGGAAGAAACCGAGCAAAAGAACCGGAAAAAATACAGCCGTATGGGCTGCGGTAAGGAGGTAAGCACATGAAAAAGCAGAAAGTACAGGCAAAGATCAACCTCGAAGCTCTCGCAGGCGGAGCCTTCGCCGAGAAGCTCAACGAGGCACTCATGCAGGTGGCTGAAAATATTCAGAATCCGAACACAGAAGCAACCACCAAGCGCCAGATCACGGTAAATATTAAATTTACGCCGAACAAAACCCGCCAAATGGTAGGAACCCAGATCGCTGTCACGACAAAGCTCGCAGCTACCGAAGCAATCGACACGCAAATGGTGATGGGCGTCAATATGAGAACCGGCCAGATCGAGATCGCCGAATACGACGGGCAGATCCGCGGACAGATGGATCTCTCCGACTTCACGGACGCCGATCAGGATCAGGAACCAGAGGAAACACAAGCTGCCGCTCCTACACCGGGACAGAATCCGACCGGCAAGCCTCTGGATCTTAAAAACAGAGGAAAACAGGCACCTGCTGCCGCTGCCGAATTAGTTCCGGGCCGTGACTACGATCCGGACACCGGCGAGGTATACGAAACCGCCGGACAGTCCGCGGACGACCGCCAGACAACCAGCGGACACAACAACATAAAAGTGGTAAAAATCGCACCAGTAAAAGAAGCATAAGGAGGGCAAGAAAATGGAAGGAATCAAAGAAGCAATCGCATATATCACAGGGCTGGCCGTAAAGGCTGAGAAACCGGAAACAATCGAGATTAACGGCCGGACATACTGCACGAAGGATCTCAAACGCTATGACGCAGCCGACAAGGCCGAGCCGATCAAAGCGACCACTCTCACCTCTCTGGTGGACTATATCAAGGAAAGCCGCGAGGAACTCCGCGACAGAATGATCATTCAGGTGGTAAGCGCCACAAAGGTGCTGCTCTACTCCGGACTGCTGGCTGAGCGTGACCGTGAGACTCTGTTCGAGGTCAACGCCCTGCTGCCACAGTTTGAGTATGGCCGCGAGTATGATCAGGAGAGCTTCCTCGTGGCTATGCAGTCATGCTTCCAGAAAACAGACGACCGCGAAGCCGTCACTATTATGGCGAGCAATATCGTGAACACACAGCAGGGAACCTTCTCAGACGACGGCGTAAGCCAGCAGGCAATCATCAAAACCGGAGTAACAACAAAGGACGCCGCCTTCGTCCCTAACCCGGTGAGCCTGATCCCGTACCGCACATTTTTGGAAGTTCCGCAGCCTGCGAGCGACTTCGTGTTCAGAATCAGCGAGGGACGCGGCGGAGCCCCTGCCTTCAAGCTGGTGGCTGCTGACGGTGGCCTCTGGAAGTCTCAGGCGGTGGACAATGTGAAGAACTACCTCGTCAAAGCACTGGCAGACGTTCCGGATCGCGAGAAAATCACGATCATTGCATAATGTGGCCGACATAAATGTCGGGAACATACCGGGAGGGCCAAGCTCTCCCGGCAAACCAAAGGAGGACAAGAACATGCTGATCATAAACATAGTGCTGGCCCTCGTGGCTGCTCTCCTGCTTTTTGGAGTTATCGGAGAAAAGGACGGGCTCAGACAGCAGAACATCACGATCGCCTTCGTGGCCGTGATCGTGCTCATTATCGCATTAAATAGATTTTTCTAAGGGAGGACAAAACCATGGAATATAAACCGAAAGTTATCACCGGAAAAGTAACCGGCACCGGCTGGCCGATCGACGGCCATGTGCTCTGGTTCTCACAGTGGGACTACGACAACCGCGAGAGCTGGCACCTCTACGGCTGGGAGGACTCAGAGGACGAGGCAGTCATGCAGACCGTATTTCAGACCGAAACCGAGGCGAGCCTCTGCCTGTTCGACACTCTGGAGAAGTTCGCAGAGAACTGGAAGGCAAAGAAATGGGAGCCGCAGGGCTCGTTCTGCCTGCCACTGGACAAGGTGGAAGTTCTGGAGGTAAAGCAGGAAGAAAGCACCAACAACACCCGCGAACAGCTCCGGGCTCACGGCTTCGATCTGACGCCAAGAAAGCAGACCGACCGGGGCGGGATCCTCTGCCTCCCGCTGGACAAGAACCTGAACGGCGACGTGCAGGCCAAGCACCCGGACTGGGAGCCAGTCGAGTGCCCGACATGCGGCCGGAAATGCTGGAAACACCCGGAAGCTGACCGCCTCGTCAAAGAACAGGGCGCGAAAATGCTCTGTACTGAGTGCGCGATCAAAGCCGGGCTTCTGTCACCGTTCCGAAAGGAAGGCCCAAACCGCGCGCAGCGAAGGAGGGCAAAGCGTGAAAGAAGAAAATAACACAGAGGGGCTCTACTATCTCAAAATAGACGCGAGGCACTACTTCCCCGACGGAAAAATAACAAGGGACGTGCTGGAGGCGCTCAGGTGCAGGAAATACGCC